GTCAACACCCCTAACTAAAAATACCAATATTTGATTACCAAAATTATTAAAACAAGAATTATTAATAGTTGTTTGTGACTCATTTGAAAAAACACTACCACTACCATCGATTTGGGTAACCAAAGAATAATTATTTAAAAATCTGTTAGTTAATGTATTTAATTCACTCGGATTACTATCAGCAATAAAGTCAGAAACTGAACTACTATGTATAATTTGGAAATATTCCAAATCAATTGGGAATTTACAATAATTAGCATCATCTGTCGCCCCTGTTATTAAATAAAGTTGACTCAAATTACCTGAACCGTCAGGATTAGCATATGAAACTGTAATAGGTTCTTGATAATATTCAGAACCTTCAGGTCCTGTAATAAAACCTGTTGGTGTACCTGTTATAGCGTTATTATTAAAACTATTCACTACAGTACTACCCGTTAAATTCGGGTCTGTTGAACGTTTGTAATCCTGAAATGTTATTAAGTTACCAGTAGTGTAATCCATTTCCGAGTCAGGATTAATCATCAAAACAACAATGTTATCTAAATGCCATTGTGTTTCAGGGTCATTCATATTTACGTTAAAACTAACTTTAACTCTATTCCAACCACCACCAGGATTTTCAGTACTTTCGTTAAAATACTTTGCTTTAGTATTATAAAGATTTAGTCTTTCTGAAAAATGTAAACTAGATGTGAAATAATATGAACTTGGACCCCCTTGAAGTGATGGTACTCTATTTTCAAATCCTGAAATTAAATTATTTAAAGAAGTATTACCACACGTATAACTTCCTGGTAAATTAATTTGTGATAAAAAGGTAAACATATTACCGTTATTTTCATTGAAGGTACTTATACCACCACCTCCAACATCTGAAGGTGATACTTCACCACCGATTTCAGCGGGACTACAGTCACAGAACTCACAGTCAGGATAAGTATACATTGGTAAATTTAATGTAAAACCTTTACATGTGTCATCTAAAAATTCGTAAGCGGATGTTAACGCATTACAACCTTGTTCTAATAAAAAAGCAATACCACCGATAAACCCACCGTCAAAAGGTGTAAACCCAGCAATTTCTAAATTGGTTAACCAATTAAAAAAATCATATAATGAACAAACAATTAATTTTATAAACCAAACAATATATGATAAAAGACATACAATAGCAATTAATATGTGTATAACAAATACAATTGCAATCAAGTTCACTAGTAATAAACTGAGTAAAAAATTAAGAATTGTATATAAAAAAGAAGGTTCCTTTTGTCCGTCATTTGATGGAAATTTGTTAGCTGTGCCGTTACAGTCTTCATTAGTAATATTTTTTATTCCTATGTATTTCCTATTTCCCTTTTGTGACCTGTATTCAGTTAATAATTGGGAAACTGAATAAACTTTATTATATGTCATATAATAAAATCTGTCTCTACATGAAATAGCATCATCAATCATTAATTGACCTGTTGATGTTACATTACCAAAAGTATCTAATTCCGCATAGTCATCCCAATTTAAACTAAATGCGTATGACGCTTTAACTTGTCTATAATTTGAATCATTATAATCATTTAAGTTTGGTTGTTTACATAAAGTATCATCATAAGTATCTAAATAACTTGGGTCATTGTCAGGGTCAATCCAACCCCATTCTTTAATATTTGGGGCTAAAAAATTACCTCTTCTAACTATATAATCAAAACTTGAAGGTTGGTCCCATTTAATTTTAAATCTATATTTTGCCTTAGTTGGTACTCCGGTTTTTGGGTCAAGTGAAATAACTCTTTCTCCATATTCATTAGTAGTGACATATTCTAAATTCATCGGAACATCAATTAACCATGTTCCATTTTCATCAATACATTTACCACCCTGTTCTAATTTATATTCTTCTAATATTGGTCTACCTAAATTATCTGAAAATATTGTTTGACGAATTGCCAAAATTTGACCAGGACCCGCAATTAAACTACATTTTTCACCTAACTTTGGTTTAACATTACAATTTTGTTTTAGAATTGCCTCATCAACATTTGAAATGATTGAACCCATAAAAATTGCAGTAGGTTCAATTTTTAAACCTAATTCTTGTTGTAAATCAAAGTCAGTTCTTGTAATACCTAAATTACAAATTTCAGGTTGTCCCCAAAATGGCTCAACCTCTAAAGTTCTATTAATAGTAACAATTTGAGGTAAATCGGCAAAATTAAAAGAACTTTTAAATTCTGTTCCATTTAGTTGATTCTCATTTGCAAACCCAAGTCTTACTAAGTCTTGTGGTGATAAAGAAAATTCACCAATGTCAGATAAATCAATATCAACGTGTATAGTTTGAGTACCGATTGGTACCCCAAAAATCATATAATCACCACTCTCATTTGTTTGACATGTGTACCTATAATACTTGTCATAAACTTCAATAAATGAAGGGTTAATTAAAACGTCCTCTCTATTGAAAAAAGTACCTGTCGGATTATGTCCACCGTGTTGTTTTTCATAAGGTAATAAATTATACCTAAAACCATCATCGTTTAACTCATTTAAACTTTTATAAGGATATAATGAAGATATGATTGGATTATTTGAATCATCATCAGATAACGGTATAAAAACAGATATTCTTGCGTTAGGTATACCTAAACCATTGTTAACTGTAACCCTCAGAACATTGTCGAGTATAAATATCACTCTGTAAAATCTTTAAAGATAATATTTCTAAAGACTCAAAATCTTGGTCTAACTGTACTCTAACTGATTTGTCAACACCTACTTGTGTTCTTATTCTATATGAATCTGACATTTAACTTTTTTTCATAAATAGTTTATTTGAAATTTTTAAAAAAGATAAGATAAAAATTTCTAAAATAAATTATCAAGAAAAGTTAACGGTAGTAAGATTTTTAACTCTAATTGTAATATCTTTGGTTGCGAATCTTACTTGATAAATTTGTGTTGGTTGAGCAAAAATAGTATCATCAACCAATTGGATTTGTTTTGTTGTATTATCAGAATATGATTGTGATGTTTGTGATGACGAATATTGACCACCAACTCTGTTAAACACTTGGATATCTGAAACAGATATAACTCCATTTTCATCTTGTACTAAACGTCTCAAATCAGAGATATACACATTCTCACCCATATTTCTTGTACCAGGGTCAAAGAATGTACTAACAATACTAATTAATTGAGAGATTACCGCTCCTTGATTTTGACTATTATCCAATACAACATCAATGTTTAACGCTAAATCAATAACGTTAGCACTTTCAATTGAAATATAATCATTAATCATCCTATAATTAGACAGATAATTTGCAACATTACTTTTTAATGTGTTTGATATAACTTCAGTTAAAGTTCCATTATTATCATATGACAACATTTTTACTCTAATTTTGTTATTATCTTCAGTTATCGCAACTTTTGCAGGTGCTCCAAACTGTGAAGGCATTGTTCTTATAATAGAATCATAATCGTTCACCGTAACCGCTCTGTTTTGAGCCGCAAAATTAAATGAAACTAAATTTCTTACTTCTTCTATTGTTGGGTTGTTCGCTCCACCTATAGCAGCAGTAACATTTGTACAACGAAGTGAATTAATTGTTATATTGTTTATATTTGCTGATGGTCCGTTTACATAAAATGAAACATTACCTATTTGAGTAATAACGTTAACACCTAAATTTGAAGATACTCCACCACCAACTCTATACTGAACAAATAATGTAGTATTCGCCTTTAATGTTGACCCTAAAGCAAAATTATTTGAATATTTATACAAATTCAATTTATATCCATTTCTAGCAAACTCTCTTAATTGTTCATCAGCAGATTGACTACCACCACCAAAAGTCATTTTACAAAATCCTTCAGGTGTGAATTCTGACATAAATTTAGTACTTGTTTCAATATATTTTCCAACTTTAATACCTGGACTGTCAGATACTTTAGTAGGGTCTTCAACAAAAACTCTATTTTCCGCCAAAGCCTGAACTTCGTACCATCTATTATCAAGACCTATAAACTCTTGAGGACTTGGTACATTTGCATATTGAGTACCGTCTTTTAAAAGTACACTTGTAACACCTAAAACATTTTTTTCAGGTAAAAATAATTCATAAAATGGTTTAACATCGTTTGATGTAATAACTTTTTTATAAACTTTTGTTTGACCATTAACTACTGTTTCTCTTTTAACAATAGTATAATTTAAAAGTTTATTATTAGCATCAAAATTTGGTATTTTTAATCTGTTTGGAAATCCTTCAGCATTTACAGGTGAAGCAAAATCAATATCATATACATTTTCAAAAATTTGTCCAGCACCTAACACTTGAGAACCTCTTCTTAAAATACCACAATATCTAACATCTTCTTTATCACCAAAAGCAGGAACTGTGATTGAAAAATCAACTAAAGCAACTGAAGGTCTTTGTCCAGGTATCTTTAATCCATAAGTTCGAGCAATATTATATATTGATGATTTTTGTTGAGCGTATTGTAAAACTGTCTCCTGAATACTTCTGTCAATATTGAACTGTAAGTTGTCAGATACCGCAGCATTTAAATCTAAAAGTGCTGAAAAAACAGAAGCGTCGTTAAAATTATCAACTAAATCAGGATAATACGTTTTTGTAAAATTGATTAATTCGTTTCTTATTTGTTGAAAATCTCTTGTAGTATAAGATATCTTTTTGTTTGCCATATATCCTTAAATATTAATAATCACAAAATCACTCTGATTGAAAGCGTCATTATTAATTCTGTAATCAATTTTTATTTTAGCTGTGTGTTCTAAATCAGATATTCCAGGAACCTTGAAAACTCTTTCGTCATTATCATTAATGTAAGTTCCTTTATTTTCTAATCCTGTTGAAGCATCTTTAATTTCAATATTTGTTATTGTAATACTTGGTAAGTACTCATCAACCGATTCTCTAATTTCAGATTCAATATCCGAAAATGTAGGACCGTCCAATGGTTCAAAAATATATTCGTAAAGACGAGTCCCAAAATCAGGAAGGTAATATCTTGAACCTTTTCTCGTTAATATTAAATGTATTAAACTAGACCTAATATCA